GGATGACCACCTGAGCCGTTCTCAAACCTATATGTTTTACCTCTTGTTAGGTAAAGTGTGGGGTCGTTAACTGTTCCGTTAAGACCCTCTCCTTGAAAGGTGTAGTGATCTGTGCCACTCGCACCTATTGTAAAGACATGGTCAAGAGCTAACTCATCTAGACCAGCTTTATTTATTTGTGTTAATGTCATTCTGGTTTAGTTGGGAATGTAGGATTTGCTGGATCAGATGTATTAGCTGGTAAATCTCTTAGTGCTTGCCTGTAAGTTTTCCAAGCATTTGTCATAGTAACATCAGAGTTAGCCATCCAATCAGTTTCTGCTAATAATTCATTACGTTGTAGTCGTAAAATTCTTGCGTCATCACCAGCTATATTAGCATCATGTACTGCTTTTACATTAGCCCAAGTAAGATTACTCGGCCACTCAGAGGGGTCCATATAAATAGCATTACCATCTGAATCCTCACCCTTTATAAGTTGTAAGTTTGTTTTAAATTCTGCTTCAGTTGTCGGTTGACCTATCATTGTCCATGCTTGACTTTCAGTATTAGGTAAAAACTTTTCTACAGCAAAAGCAAAATGTGATTTTTTATATTCTTTCATTGTTAACCTCTGTATATTGCTTGTACTTGATCGTAAGCACTTTGACCACCTTGATCCCAGTAAGACAAAATACCTGTTGAACTATTACCCATATTTCTGTATTGAGCTCTTAAAACGTGAGTACCAGCCGGTACATTTTCAAATACCCAAGACATTGCACCAGAACTCATCTGTGCATAGTTATTTGCCATCTGCACACCAGCAGTATAAAGTTGACTATAGTAATTAGTACCACCAGATATTTCTAAATTTAATCGACATTGCATATGCACTGCACCAGATTCATACATAGCTGAACACATAGCGTCTGCTAATACAGGTCCAAGAGTAGTAGAGGTAAAAGTTACAGTTACATGACTTGTCCAACTTGAGCTTTGCCCATTTAAAGTTCTATCTGATGATGTTTCGTTTCGAGTGACTTTCATGTGGTCATCTATAGGTCCATATAAAGCCATTACGATACCTCCGTTAAATTGAATTTGTATTTTTTACCAGAACGGTTATTTTTTAAAAACAAGTCTGATTCTCCTTCTTGTATTGTCCAGTTACCCCAGCTACCATCGACATCGTTTGAATGTCCTTCGTTAGATAAGTGAAGGTCATTGGTGTAGACGTTTCTCCAACGATAAGATGATGTTCCTAAATCGTAAGTGTTATTAGTAGTAGGTATTAAATGATGCTCGAATTGAAAGCCAGAAGATGTAGAAGTAATGTTTCTATAAGTACCTCCGTCATACCATGATTCAGAATATTGACCATAAGAACCACCGTCCCTATTTGGTGAAGTCCATTTATGTAATCTTGCTCTAGAAGTATCATAACTTCTTGCATCAAAACTTACCGTAGCATTACCAGTATTTGCAGTAGTGCCTAAACACCATTTAGTAGAACCACCATTTAGAGTACGGAAACAATCTCCAGAACTTCCATCGTTAACTTCAACAGTTCCGCTGAAAGTACTGTCACCACCACTTACACTTATACCTGAACTAGTTGTCTCAAACTTTTTAGTGTTGTCGTAATATAGCTCTACGGCTGCGTCTGGTCTAAACTTAGCCATGTTTTCGCCACCGTGTTTTATATCAACACCGTGAGCACCTTCTAAAATAAGGTTGGTGTTTGTATTTGTAGTTTTGACATAGCTGTTAGATCCATCGTGAAAAATTTCTAGGTCATCATTATTTCCAGCTAAAAACTTTTCGTTATCTTGAACAGCAACAGTATCAGCAGTTAGTGAACCTGTCACATGACAACCCGATCCATTTGTCTCAAATTTTTTATTGTTATCGTAATATAAATCTGTTGATCCTCCTGTTGTTGCTACTAAATAAACATGACCTATTAAAGCATCAGTAAGACGTACATTGTCAGCACGTATATTTAAAGTTCCTGTATTATTTCGGATCTGAGTATTTGTTCCATCGTGATGAATTTGTAGGTCATCACCATTTCCAAACTTAGCTTTACCATTATCTAATATTGAAATATTAGTGCTTTCGTTTAAAAAAGCTAAAGAACCAGTTATGTTGCACCCAGCACTGTTTGTATTAAACTTTAAACTGTTGTTGTGATATAGCTCTACTGCTCCGTTTTCAACAAACTTAGCCATTAGTTCATCATTAGTACCTGTAATATGTACGTCATCACCTCTGATTTGTAAATTACCTGTACCCATGTCTTCAATAAGACTATTGGTTCCGTTATGCCTAATCCTTAAATCATTGCTTGATCCAACATTAATAATGTCGTCATCAGCCATATTTATATTATTGCCATTACTTGCTAAGTCACCGCCTAGCTGTGGTGATGTGTCATTTACCAGATCAGTTATAACACTTTCAAACGTAGGGTCAGCACCATTATTTGCTCGTAAAAACTTACCATTATTAGAAGATGTGCCATGAACTAATTTATCTAGTCCAATAGTTGCATCAGCTATCTTAGAACTGTTAACTGAAAGTGGTCCTATTTTATGTACTGTAACAGCACCATTATTAATTTTAGCTTCTTGTACTGAACTATCAGCTATTCTAGATGCAGTAACCGCATTTGCTGCAATCTTTGCAGTAGTTACGTTTGCATCTGTAATCTTTGCAGTTGTAACATTAGCGTCTACAATCTTAGCAGTTGTAACTGATCCGTTCTGTAGTATTGCTGTTGTAACTGTGTTGTCGCTAGGTGTACCTATTCCGACTGTTGATCCGATTGCTGTAACAAAGATGCTAGCACCGTTAACAGGGGCAGCCCCAAAGATAATATCATTACCAACAAGTACGAAGCCTTCGCTTGGCTGGCTTGATCCAGCGTTAGGTTTCTGAACGACTCCATCGACACTAACAATAAGAGCTTGTGCTGACTGAGGTGCGTTACTAATTGTAAATCTATAAGCTGTTCCATTTGCTGTTGCACTGCCTCCACCTGTAGAAGATGAACTTGATAATGTACATATAAAGAAGTTACCTATAGCAGATGACTCTTCCCATGCAGAGTTTTGACTAGAGTAAACCATAAGCTTACTGTTAGTTGTATCATACCATAAGTCACCACCGTCTAGAGAAGATGTAGGTGCAGAAGCTGATACTCTGTATCTAGCAGAGAATGAGTTAACTGTAGCACTAATAGCCTGTATGTCGGCTGCACTAGCTAACTGTTTGTGGAATGTATATGTATGTAAGGTCGATGTTGTCTGTACCTGTAAACCACTGCTTGCTGGTAAAGTCTGACTAACTAATGAAGTAGGAAATCCAGTTATAGTTACAGTGTTACCAGATCCAGCACCGTTAGATATAGTTGCTACACCACTACCATTGACTGCAAGACCGCTTGCAAGTTGTGATATAGATACAACTGTACCAGCATTGTTGCTTGGGTCAGGGTTAGCTGTAGGAAAGCTAGTCTCGTTTGCTATAGCTACAAAACCACCAAGAGCGTTTGTTACAGACAATACAAGGTCGTTTACCGCCTTAGATGTAGGTATACGTGTATCACTATTTGTAGTAACAGAAGTCTCTAGTGTTATACCGTCAAGCTGGTTTAGCTCGGCTGTAGTAGCTGTAAGAGCTGTAGAACTTGCTAGGTTTGACGCAGTTGTTGACTGCATACCAGCTAGAGTTGTAAGTTCTCCATCTTGTATTTTGTCCGTTGTAACAGCGTTACTTGCTATCTTAGCTGCTGTAACATTAGCGTCAGCTATCTTTGCAGTAGTTACTTGACTATCAGCAATATGAGCTGTATCTATAGATCCGTCAACGTAATGTTCTGAGTTAATTTGATCGTCAGCTATTAACGCACTTGTTATAGCGTCTGCTGCTATTTTAACTGTAGTTATGTTAGCGTCAGCAATCTTTGCAGTAGTTACTTCACGATCACCAATGTGTGCTGTATCAATAGAACCATCTGTATAGTGTTCAGAATTAATAGCATTATCTGCTATTCTAGACGAGTCTATTGCATCAGGTGCTATCTTAGCTGTAGTTACGTTAGCATCTACAATTTTAGCAGTTGTTATCTGTACATCAGCTATATGTGCAGTATCAATAGACCCATCAACATAATGTTCTGAGTTAATCTGGTCATCAGCTATCTTAGCTCCAGTTACTGCATCAGCTGCTATCTTTGCAGTTGTAACAGCTAAATTATTTAACTTATCTGTTGTTATCTGGCTGTTAGCTATGTGAGCTGTATCTATACTACCGTCTACATAATGCTCAGAGTTTATCTGGTCATCTGCAATCTTAGCACCTGTTACTGAGTCAGCTGCTAGTCGATTAGTGTCAACGGCTTCATCAGCTATCTTAGCAGTTGTGACTGCATCATCGCCTAATTGATTAGTTGTGACTGCTCCGTTAGCTAGTTGTGTAGTATCTACAGCCGCTGCTTTAATTTTAGCTGTTTCTATAGCACCATCATCTATATCATACGAATGTATAAGATTAGGTATCTGCTCTTCTTGTGCTCTGTATAGAAGCTGTGTTGTGTTATTATTTAAGTCGTCAGCTTTTACGGATGACCCTGCTGTAAATGTAGCCTTAGCTGAATCTACGCTAGTGTCACGATATATACGTATGTTAGCTGGACTTGCTGGTATGTTACCTGATGTAAAAACTATATTACCACCACCAGTAGTAGTGTAGCTAGTTATATTGTAGTGTGTACTTGCTGTTTTAAGAACACTATCTACACGGACTTTTACATCAGAAGATTGATATGAAGGGAAAGAAAACGACTTAGTTGCGTTTCCATCCCCAGTGTATTCTACGAATGTTGTTGCCATTATCTATAAATGTTGAGGATGTTACGAGTTTCTTGTTTTTTAGTTAGTTTTCTAACTCTCTTCTGTCTAGACTCTTCCATTAATTCTAAAGCTTCTGGATTTTCTCGCATCTGTGCCCATGCTCTACGACGTGCCTGCTGAAATAATCTGTCTATCATAATGTTGTGGTAGTAGTCTCTTGCATCATACTGGTCTCGTAAACCAGCTTTAATGTCAGAATACATTTTTTCCATAGATGCTATAATTTTAGGATTAACAGCTAGCTTATCTAATTCACGTTCTAAATTTTGCAAACCAATATAACGTTGAAACTCAGATCTAACTCTAGGAGAGTCAGTTAAGTTTGTGCTATCAGGTGCATAATATGTAGACATACGTAAATCATAACCACTGTCAAACAAAAAGTTTCTGCCAGCACTTTGATCTAAGTTTAGTTGTACTGGACTTACTGCATTATATGCACGAGTTAAAAAGTCCCAATCCTTTATTGGTTGACCGTTTAGCATGTCATACTTAATTGGTAACTGTTTTACACCGGGTATTTGTTCAGTAATTAAGTTACGGTTACGAACTGACTGGTCAATACCAGACCCTATTTCACGCATATATGGTGTAAATAGTTTACCTAGCTCGTTACGTAAACCAGACATAGGTATAACATTGTTACCTAATCCAGCTATAATTCTATCAAATTGTCCGGGTCTACCACCAAATAAGTCTACAAATGACTGTATACCAGCAAGATAAGATTTACTTGTAACAGCTTGTGCTATAACTAAAGAAATTTTTTGTAGTTCAGTTTCTGTCCACTCTTCGCCCATAAGTTCGCTTGCGTCACCTACGTCAGCTATAGTAGACATAATAAGGTTAAATGGTTCAAAAGCATCGTAACCAACACGTACAGCACCTAGCTTTATAGTTCTTGGTTCCCACTTACCATCTATCCACATCTGTCTCTTCTGTCTGTCAACTGGTCCGTTGCCGTTTAGATCTCCACGCATCCATGCCTGTGTAGCCATAAATGTTACAGCAGATCCTATTGCCAATCTACCTGTTTGTAGTGCCTTAGCATTAGCTAGTTCAGTAGCGTCAGTAATACCATACTTAGCTACAGACTCTAGATTGTTAGCATTAGCAAGTGCTATATCGTTAAACTCTTTTACAAGAAAGTTAAAACCGGGTGTATATTTACCTGTCAATGCAAGTCCGTTTACACCTGTTCTAGCAAACAAAAAGAATGGTTTGGCTAGTGGTGTAGCTGTAAATACATCGTTTAGACCTTTTGCAAAGCCTGTAAGCTCCTGTGTAAGAGTAACTTCTTTACGTGCAAACGCAGTAGCTTCATCTGTTATGTTACCGTTAGCATCAAACACTTGTCCATAGAAGTCATCTTCATATGCTTGCATTAACTTTTTGTTAATCTTCGGTGTTTGTATACCATTACCTTGTAGGTCCATGACTCTACGCATAGCCTTTTCACGCATCTTAGCACGACCAAGTATGTATGCAAAAGCATCATCAGTCGCTGCCATAATCTTTGTAGAATATGTCAAGAAGTTAGCATCGTTCATCTTACGTGCTACATTAGCAATACGAAACGCTGCTGTATCACCAGCTGTAGCTCTACCACTATCTTCTGCCCATCTACGTATTAGTTCCCAGTTTTGATCGCCACGACTAAACTCAGAGTATCTGGTTTTAATTGTAGCTATATCACCTTTCCAATAAGAATTTAGTTTAGTTCTAAATAATGTAAAAGATTCTGGTATAGCTTCTACCATGCCGTTTATAGCTGATAGACTTGCTCGTAGTGTAGATGCGTCACCATCAAATGGATAACGTACGGCAGCACCTAGAGCTGTAGATAAAGGACGTAAGAATGTTGCACTGGCTGTACCCATAATTGCCCGAACTGGTGTTTTAGGTCCAGATAGTACACTGTTAGTCATTACACCTTCTAGTTCTCTGATAAGAGCACCAGTACGGTCAATGTCATTAGCACTTAGTTTACCACCTTTAATAACGGTTCTAGCCCACTTGTCAAAGTCCTCAAGAGTGTTTACATTATCCATAATCGAGAACGCTTCTATCATGGCATTTAACATGTCATCGTCTTGATTATCTTTTGTAATCTTAAGTATAGACATAATAGACTCTTTTGCATCTGCAATGTCTTTCTTAACTGCATCTTCTACAGCAGTTTTTGCTCCCTTACCAGCTGCTAATGCTCTAAATGAGTCAGACTTTACAAATCTTGCTTTCTTTGTTTGATATAATGCAGTAAGCATAGTATCTACAATCTGTTTAGCTGGTCCGTCTATGTCGTTTATGTCAACTAGATCTGCAATCTCACGTGCAGCAATACCAGTATCTCGTACTTGTTTGATTAGAGAGCCAACAACAAGGTCAGCTACCACTACGTTTTTAGATGTCCATATTTCTTGACCATCTACAACGTCGTTAGTTGCAAACAATTCTTCTAAATACTTTTCTGGTGACATTTCCACGGGGTTTCTACCCTGTGTAATACGTTGATGTGCTTCTACGGATTCTCTAAATGTAGCAGCTAGTGCTTTTCTATTACCTTTTGCAAGTTCTAGTTCTTTAGCAAACTTGTCACTACTGAGTAATCCACGTAAAATACGCTCAACTGTCTCGTCATCTGTACCACCTTCTTGTGCCATACGCTCACGCTCAAGTGGTCTGGTTACAGAGCCTGTAGCTCCTTCTTCCTGACCCCACTCCTTGCGAGTCCTTGATAGTTGATCTCTAGCTACTTGTGGTTCTACTTCTGATACGTGTGCACCCTGATGTGGTTCAGCAAGTGGTGCGTTTTTATCAGCTCTAAATTCAGCTTCTCCTTTACGTAACTGTGCAACACCAGCTTCTACAGTCTGGTCTTTAATACTTTTGTTACGCTTTGTAATCTGGTCAATAACAGGTTGGCTACCTTTCTTAAGTGCATATGCCATGCCGTCAAAAAATAGACCTATACCCATACCTTCTACAATGTTTTTTATTTTCATTGTAACAGGAGAGTCAGTATCTTTTGTAGATATAACTGTATCAGCCCAGCCATATCTGTCACGTAGTGCACCTAGTGCGTTCTGTTCGTCTGACTCTTTAGATACAAGGTCAGACACAGCTCCTACAGCTGCACCTCTAGCTAATGTATTAGCAGTTAATGCAGTTAGTCCAGCTGGTATAGATACAATACCTGTAGCTGCTGCACCTTTGGCGGCTAGTATAGTACCAGCTGCCATAGATCCAAAGTGTACTAGACCACGTAGTTGTTTACCCCACCATGTTTTAGTTTCGATAGGGTTGTCGTATGAGTCAAACGGTGTCCAATCTGGTTTATATGTACCAGTTGCTTCTCGTTGCTCTTGCATCTCACCTGATAACGCATCTGCTGTACGCTCAGGAAAGGTTGCAATAGAGGATGCAGTGTCTTGTAAACCACCTGAGACGATGGACTGACCCTCTTTTATAAAAGCTTTAGCACCCCATGTTTCCGAGTTTCTAGGATCTTCTTGCTGTGCTAATGCTTGCTCTTCCTTCTCCGTGGCTTTTTGTTCTACTGCTTGTTGTTGAGCATTTTTATCTTCTAG